CAAAAAACTTTCTATCGCCTCCGCAACAGTCTCCAGATCAGCCAGGTCGATTTCATCCGCCGCTGCCTCCGAGATGCCCGCCACCGCCGCTATTATGGGCAGCATATCCACCGGGGATATCTCCCCCTCGGTGGTCCAGAAGCTCGCGGGCAACAGCTTGAGGTGCTTGGTCTTCAGGCGGTTGAATGTCAGCGAAGCGCACTGCACAATCTCCTTGCTCCCATCCCCTCTATCAATCTCTATCGGGATGGGGAACTGCAACGGAACTATTTTCTTATTCTCCCTTACCGTTTCTCCCATCAGTGTTTCCCCCTTTCATAGTCGATTGTTACTGAACGCCCTCTATCCACGAAGGGCCTTCGAATATCATGGGGGTCTCGCCTTCGCCCGCGGTGATGGTGAAATTGCGCAGGCATGTGGCCCCCTCCATAGTGTACACCTTCCCGGAACCCCCGGCGGATTTGAACACCACCGTGCCATCGCCGAATATCGAAGCCAGATCGGACAGACTCACATCGTCCCTATCGGTCACCGTCACATTGCACCGGGCGGCGATAGGGGTCTCGGTGTAACCATGCATCCCGGTGTCCCCGAACACAGCGGTCAATTCAAAATTGGGAGCCCCGCTGATGCCCACCCCCTCCGCGGTGGCCCCCGCCTTGTTGAGAAGCAATTGCCCATTGACCCAAATCTCAACTCTTCCCGTGATTCTAGCCATCTCTTCTCTCCTCCCTTCTAACAAAAAGCCGACTGCATAGAAACAAACTCAATAATCTCTACAGTCGGCCTTCAGAAAAAAATGCCTCGCTCTGTACTCAAAATCCCTGTTTTATAGCAAAAACTGTATAAGCCCCGCGAGCACCCTGAACTGATTGACTAGATCGGGCGGTAGCAGGACGTCCACGCGGTTCACATCGGTGGAGTTGCGCTCCACCACCAGATTGTCAACGAACTCATTTAGATTCTCAATCAGCCCCTTGTCCCGCAGCAGCATGAATAGAGCCACAATCTCCTGCTTTATGATCGATGGGGTGACCACATACGATCCCGGCTGCACCGGGAACGTGTCATCGGCCAGCTTGTACCGGGGCGAGAGGAACCGGGTAGTCATCCGGGTGTTGAACTGATACCGGATCTCACTTAGGGTAGCCATCGTCTGGATGTCGAGATAGCTCGGATCGACCGCCCCCAGATCGTCCCTCTGATAGGTGGTGATGCTGCGCTCTATCCGCACGGTCCCCCCGCTGTCCACGTACCAGGTGGCTATGCCGTCATAGAGCAATAGATTGCGCTCCGTGAACGTGAATCGGTTCTCGATCGGAGGGGGCAACACTCCCTTTAACGCAAGAGTATGCAACGGGCGGGCGGGATCGATGTTCAAGTTCCACGCCGCCTGAGCTCCCCAGGCCGCGGCCCATTCCTCCGGGGCGGTGGGGCTATCGTCCATCCCTATAATGGTGTTGTAGGGACTGTTGCGCCCATTGCCCAAAGTGGTGCAAGAGGCTTGCGGTCCCCGAACCGCCGTGAACCCATGGCCCTGCAAATTCTCAAGGGGCAGGAACCGATCGGCCAGCTCATTTTCGATCTCGGTGAGATTAGCGGCCCCTATCCACGGTTGGATGATATAGTGGAACTGCTCGTTCTCGATCACGGCCCAGGCATCCCCTAGATCGGGATCGACGGCCCCTCCGGCCATGGAGACAATCACCGGATGGGTGGAGAAAAAGAGCGGGTCCGATTCCCCGGTGTAATAATTGGCCCTTATGTTGATGTAGTTGCCTTGGGTGCCCCCCTGCAACGCGCTGATATTCAATTGCCCATTGGAGGCCGCGGCCTGCACGGGCAGAGTGTCCATCGAGTTGATTATGGAAGCTAGATCCGCTGCTATGGATTCCGCGCTCATGTTGGAAGTAATCGCTATCTCGCATTTGCTCCCGTTGATCATGAGATAATAAGTGCCCGCTCCGGAAACCCCATTAGCTGAGTTCATCGCGGTGGAGAAGCTGATAATGGCGGATGCCTGGGTGCTGGCGGCCGTGGCGCTTATCGCCATGGCGTACAGCTCGGTGTACGGGTTGTTCTTGCGGAAAATGTTGCACATGCGAGCCGTGATGGACCCGGTGCCAAAGTACCCGTCCGCGAGATTGTCCCTCGTGATCGCCATCAGCACATCGCAATCCACGCTGCCCGCGGTGGTTTTCTGCCCGATAATGAGCGCCTTGTGCGGATTAGCTACAAGCCCCTGCAACGCCCGGCTGTTATCGATCTCGGTGTATGTCCCTGGGGTGCGGACTGATACAGGAATATTGTTAAAGGTGATAGCCATAATTTAGTCCTCCTTTCCTGCCTTTGATTTTTTAGGCATCGCTGCTGCCGTGGGAGGCTGTCCTATGGTCACAGATCCCCGCCTCGCCCGCTTGCGCCACAAACGCCCTTCGGCCCCCGTCCATGGCTTCCACTCGCCTTCCTCTGCCAATGGCGTCTTGGTGACTGGGTCTCTGACAATCAATCCAGGCAATGGCACTAACCATCTCTGAAATATTCTCTCGTCGTTGTCCATGTTTTTCTCTACGCCTCCTCTTCTCTCTCTATAATTCCGTGAAGCTCACATGCAATTCCGGTTTGTAAACGCCACTATTCTTCCGTATGGAGCACGCCTTGCGGACGCTCCCAGTGGCGGTATCGATATCCTGTATGTAAATATGCATATTGTTTTTTCTTTTCCAATCTTTTCTATTCACCAGCTCCTGCAGAATGGAGGCTATGTTGGGACTATCCACCTCCTGGTACTGCGTCCAAGGGAGAGCCGACGGGATGGACCAATCCACATAGGCCAGCGTCGGCACAAGATCCCCCGCTTGGGTGTAAGTGGCCGGGGTCACTATCCCGGAGGGCATGGCTGCCCCGAATATCCGCACATTAAGCGTGTCGGAATAGGCGTCCTCGCTTGTCAGGGTCAAATGAGCCTCGTTTATGGTCGCCGCTCTCTGTATGTCCACGGAACGGAACAGAAACCCGGCGTTCCAATCCCCGGCGGAAGCGTCTTCCCCCAACGGGATCGCGTCCTCGCGGTATACTTGCTGATACGCCCCCGTCTCCCCCCAATGGTAATCGTCATTGGAGCCCACCCCGTAAAACGGCGAGCTTCCCCGGACCAGGCTCACTTGAGTCTCCATGTCAACCAATGCGGACGCCAACGGTAGAGTCATAACCTTCAATACTCCTTCAACTGCAACTGGGCGTAAATGGTGTTGAGCAGATCCACGCTCGTGTCCTCCACCCCATCATCCTGGGTGATCCACGTATCACAACTAAAATCGAACCGATACCACAAATAGGCCCGGTTGAAATTCAAAATGCTCCCCCCGGCGTAGGCAACCAAGCTATTCATCTCCGGCATGGCCCATCCCAGCAGAGCCTTGAACAGCTCCGTCCGGACGCTATCCACCAGGTCGAAAGCGGTGATCCCCAGCTTATCGGCCTGGGAGGTGTCGGAGGCCAGAGCGACCACCACCCCGAACCGCTCCGTCACTTTCTGCTCCACCGTGACATCGCTCATGTTAGGGGTGACATCCTGCCCGAGGGGAACCACGAAAGCCATGTCCTTCTCCAGAGTGGAGGTGATGGCCAGGTCCAGCTCCACCGTGCCCCCCACCCGATCCCCGAACCGGGTGCCGGCCGCTATAATCTTGGCCGCTACAAGCCCTAGTTTCATATCGCTTTCAATATCCTCTGCTTGATGTTTTCCTCTATCCGAGGGGTCACCGCGTCCAGCGCCGGTTCAAGCCACGGGCGGGCCGCCATCCTCGACGTGTCCTCCTCCAAATACGCGGGGTAGGGGGGCTCGGTTATCGTGGAGCCCACTTCCACCTCCCCGGGCAACCGGGCATCCATTATAATGCTCTGTTTCAAATTTCCCGTATCCACAGCCGGAGGATTCCCGGGGGAGGAGGCTATATGGAACTTTTTCCCTCCCCATCTCGGGTAGGTGCGCCCGGTCTTAGGGGTGGTGTCCATAGAGTTTATGATTCGATTCCTAAGCTCATTAGCCCCAATGACCAGCTCCTGCTCAAGCGCCCGGAGCATTCTGTCCGGCAGCGCCTGGAACTGGGACAATAGCTTCTCGAAATTCACTATCCGCGCTTCACCCGATATCATATAGCATATCCCGTTCCGACCTCGTCTATCTCCTCGGCCCTCACCATCACGTATTCCCCCCGCTCGTTATTGTCCATCAATCGGCGTATCCTGAACAGCCGCCCTTTCGTGGCGGACCCGTTCTGAAGAAAAATGAAATAGTCCGACTTCAACGGGGATATGTCCGGGATGGAATCGGAGGCCGTGGAAAAGGCCAATGTGAACGCTTTGCCCAAATC